TGCATAACCTGATGAACGCGGATGCCGTGTTGACCACGGCCCCGATGCCCCAGCGGGCGCAGTTCATGGCCAAGCTGATCCGCGACTACGGCATTGATATCCGCTCGCTCGATTCGGCGCTGGCCGGTGAGGATCCGTCGAACGAACCGCTGGCGCAGGTTGAGTCGCTCATCAACCAGAAACTCGCGCCGATCCAGCAATTCGTCCAGTCGTCGCAGCAGGGTCGCCAGCAGGCGCTGCAGCGGGAGTATTCGCAGCAGGAGCAGGTTATCAATGCGATGGCGGCGGATAGCCAGAAATTCCCCCATTTCGACCTCGTGGCACTTGAAATGGCCGACATCATGGAAGTTGCATCGCGTCGGCAGATTTACTTGACGCCCGAAGAAGCGTATAAGCGGGCTGTTGCCATGAACCCTGAAGCCCAGGCGGCAGAGCAAGGCAGAACTGGCCAGCAAAGAGCCCAAGTGGCCCACGATGCTGCCACCAGATCCCTTGGGGCATCGCTCTCCGTGAGTGGTTCGCCCGCTGGTCTGAAGCAGACTGTGGCTCCTGACGATTTGAGGGGAACCATCGAGGCCGCGTGGGCGGCGCATCAGGGGCGATAAATGAGCACCCTCATTTTCGCCTTCGCAGCGCTCCGCGACCCCAATGACCATCTCCTCACGGAGGCCGCGCGGGTGGCCCTCGAAGCGAATCCGACCCCTCCCTTGGAGGACCACGACGAAGCGCCCATCGAGATACCCCGGGACGAACCTTTGACTCAAATCGCGCCTCCGCTGGAGGCGGAGGAGTAATCATCATGGCATTTGCCAATGCGGCAATCTCGGACATCATCGCTACGACCATCCAGTCGCGCACCAAGACCATCGCGGATAACGTCACGAAGAACAACGCCCTTCTGACGTGGCTCTCCAAGCGAGGGAACATCAAGACGGTTAGCGGCGGCAACACCATCATGCAGGAACTGAGCTTTGCCGCGAACGGCAACGCCGGGTTCTACAGTGGTTATGAAACCCTCCCAATCGCGGCGCAGGAGGTCATCAGCGCGGCTGAGTACCAGTGGAAGCAGGCGGCCTGTCCTGTGACCATCTCGGGCCTTGAGCAACTGATGAACAGCGGTCCCGAGCGGATGATCGACCTGCTCGAAGCGCGTATCAACGTGGCCGAGTCCTCGATGCAGAACCTGATCGGGATCTCGCTTTATTCGGACGGCACGGGCTCAGGGGGCAAGGAGATCGATGGTCTGAACAAGCAGGTCCAGACTGATCCGACCGTGGCGGGTACGGTGGGCGGCATCGACCAGTCAACGGCTTCAGGGTTCGCTTTCTGGCGCAATCAGGTCTTGAAGACCGGAACTTCAGGCGGCGCGGCGACGGCGGCCAACATCGGCGACTACATGAATACGTTGTGGGCCAAGCTCGTGCGGGGTAATGACCGTCCCGATCTGATCCTGATGGATAACGGCTACTGGGGTTATTTCGTTTCCGGCCTGCAGGCTCAGCAGCGTTTCACGTCCAGCGAATCTGCCAACCGTGGTTTCGTGACCCTGAAATACATGGATGCGGACGTGGTGCTCGATGGCGGTATCGGCGGCGGGATGCCGGTGAAGACGATGTTCATGCTCAACACCAAGTACATCTTCTATCGCCCGCACGCCGATCGTAATATGGTAAGCTTGAATCCTTCCAAGCGATACAGCGTGAATCAAGATGCCGAAGTGCAAATTTTAGCCTGGGCCGGTAACATGACCATGTCTGGGCGTCAGTTTCAAGGACGGATGTTCGAATGATTTGGTCTATATAGGCTAAAAAATCCTCCTGTTTGGGCTACAATGGTGGCCTCGAACAGGAGGTTTAGATGTCAAGACCAGTTATTCATATTCCTAACGGAACCAAATTTGGGCGTATTACTGTGTTGTCGTCTTTTCAAACCGAGCCCAACACGCCGTGGCGTTGCAATGTGCGGTGTGATTGCGGAATGGAAAAGGTGATGAATAAGAGCAATTTGTTGAACGGTAACGCTACTTCATGCGGTTGTCTTGCGCGGGAGTTGTCTAGTAAACGCTGGACTAAGCATGGCCATTCCGGGGCAGGTGGTAAGCGCAGTCCGACATACACATCGTGGCACGCTATGTGGGATCGGATTCGACGTCCTAAGCCGCGCGAAGTGGCGACATACGGGAATTTGTATATCGACCCTCGCTGGGAAGAGTTTGCTAATTTTCTTGCTGATATGGGTGAGCGCCCTGAAGGTAAAACCATTGATCGCATCAACAACAGCAAGGGTTACTACAAGGATAATTGCCGCTGGGCGACGCCCTTCGAGCAAGTGATGAATCGCAAGGCGTGGAAAGTATCAGAAGCTGGCCGCGTTGCGCTGTCGAAGAATCTTGTTCTTGCGCGTGCTGCGCAAAATGCGGCACGTGCCGCGAAAGGTAAGTGAAATGGCAACGAACCCGAATCAACCGCAGCCTCAACCCAACCCGCAGCCCCCGGATCCCAACGACCCGAGCCAGCAGGATCCGAATCGGTAAGGAGCAGACCATGCCACTCGACTACGCCAATGCGACTATCGACAATCGAAACTCTGTCGGCCCTATCAGTGGCACTCCCGCTGCACCTCCCGGCACTCCGCCCGTTCAGCCGCCCATCGGCTACGACAAGCTGACCGCAGCGAACACCGAGATGTGGAACGGCCACATCGGCACCGAGATGGGCACGGGGGCGGTGGGCAATAAGGTTGTCGCGCTGGGGGGTACTCCCACGGATGGCTCCTCGCTGGTCGCGGCCCCGGGCACCCTCGGGCGCGACAAGGCGGGGGCTCTCATGACCTGGGTGACGTGTGGTGCGGGCTGCGCCGGGGGAGTTTCCGGCACCATTGCGGGTACGGTGTTCACGCCGGGTGCGGGGTCTTCGGTATCCCAGGGGGTCATTCCCGCCAATGGGTATGGGTGGTGCAAGAACTAAGGAGCAGGCATGTCTTTCGTGATGGGTAGCTCCTACGAAGGAGATAAAACTTATGAGGACGGCAGGCAGTACGCCGACGACGACAAGCTGCGCGTGCGTTTCGAGGTCCATGCCGTCAAGAACGAGTACGAGTCGAACCAGCAGGGTCGCCCGATCTTCTTCGATCAGGAGTACATCCAGATTGTCGTGCCGGGTTCGCGCGATGTCTCGACGTTCCCGCTGGATGAACATTACAAACGACGCTTTGCCAAGGCTTATGCCCGGTGGAAGGCCGAGGGTGGTGGTGAACTCAAGATTCAGGGCACGATCCTCGCCGAACTGCCGTGGCTGTCGAAGTCGCAGATCGCAGAACTCAACTACTCCAACGTTCACACCGTGGAGCAGTTGGCTGAGATGAGCGATGTCAATGCGATGAAGTTCATGGGCAGTTACCAGCTTCGTGAGCGTGCCAAGAACTTCATGCTTGCCGCTGCAGGCGAAGCCCCGGCCCTGAAGCTGCAGGCCGAACTGGAGCAGCGCGACAACCACATTCAGGTGCTGGAGCGCAAGATCGAGGAACTTCAGGCGGCATTCGAGCGAATGGAGCAGAAGCGGAAGTAAGCCGTGCAGTATTGGCCTGCCATCGATATCGTCAATCAGGTTGCCGGGGAGACAGGGCAGGCCAGTGTCACGACCATGTTCGACCCGGCGAGCAACAACGATGTCCAGTTGACCCAGATGCGTGCGGCGCTGCAGTCGGCGGGTAATGAGCTTCTGCTGTATTACCCCTTCGAGCAGTTCACTCGGTCATTGGCTTTCCCGCTGGTGACTGACCAAGCCAAATACGATCTTCCCCCTGACTGGTCTTACTTCGTGGACCAGACCCAGTGGGATACTACGAACCATTGGCCACTGCTGGGGCCGAAATCTGCTGCCGAGTGGGCCTGGATCAAGGGTGGGCTCGTAGCGAGCGCCCCCCACATGCGCTATCGCGTGATGGGCAACAAGCTGGAGTTCTACCCGGTGCCCGCTTCGCCGTTCGGCATCAGCATGGAGTACATCTCCAGCAACTGGGTGCAAACCCCCGCATCGACGGATGACTTGCCCGATGCCGCGATGGTGCAGAGCGACGGAGACATTGTTTGGTATCACCCGTGGCTGATGGTGAAGTTCACCAAGCTGAAATGGCTGCAGTTGAAGGGGTTCGATACTTCTGCTGCGGCGGGCGACTTCCAGCGCATGTATGAGGCCCTGAAGGGCAAGGATGTCGGTGCCCAGGTCTTGTCCCTGGTGCCGCAGGTTTCGCCCATGTTCATCGGCCCGGGAAGTATTCCCGATGGGTCATGGGTGGTTTAAATGCCTACTGCCGTCCAACAAGGCGCAGGGGTCACGACCGTGCCCTCCCCCATGGGCGGGGTGAACTTCTATGACTCCTTGTTCGGGATGCCTGCCGAGGATGCGGTTCGCCTGACCAACTGGTGGCCGCAGGTTTACGGCTGCATTCATCGGCGGGGCTTCGTGGAGTGGAAAAAGGGCTTGCCCGGGACGGTAGGCTCGCTGTACGCCTACCATACCCGCGCCAAGAACGTCTCTTTTCTCTATGCCTTCGCGGGCACGGCGCTGTATGACGTGTCAGCGCGGGATACCGTCAGTTCCCCGCCTGCGCTGACTGCCGTGGTGTCGGGTCTGACAACGACCATCTGGCAGGGCACCATGTTCGCCAATTCGGCGGGTGTCCACCTGTTTCTCGTGTCTGGCCAGGACGATCCGATCTGGATCCACCAGACGGCACCGCCTGCGGTGGTCTTCGACCGCCCCAATGCCACGACCATCACGGGAATCGATCCGAAGCTGTTCATTGACGTGACGATCCACCAGAAGCGCCTGTGGTTCGTGGAGAAGGATTCGACCCGGGGTTGGTATCTCGGTCCTGAACTCAATGCGGGTGCCGCGACCCAGTTCGATTTCGGCCCGCTGTTCAAGCATGGTGGCTTCCTGCAGTCCCTGGCGACCTGGACGGTGGACGATGGTGAAGGCTCCAACGATGTCCTGGTGGCGTTCGGCTCAGAAGGCGACGTGGTGGTCTACGAGGGGCTGGACCGTCCGGTGGAGTAGACCCCCTCAATGCCCCGACCTGGAAACTGCATGGGGCTTATTACGCCGGGTCGATGCTGGAGGGGCACCGCTTCCACTGCAAGGTCAGTGGCGACCTGAAGTTCATCACCACGCGCGGACTCATCAGCATGAACGACATGCTGGCCTCCAATCGTGTAGGAGCACCCCAGTCGAATGCCGAGGCCCAGAAAATTCAGCCATTCCTCGCCGAGCAGATATCCCTGTACGGGTTCCTGCCTGGGTGGGACATGAAGTATGCCGCCTCGCAGAACATGCTCATCATCAACATCCCCAGCGTGGCCCTGAACGGTACGCTGCAGTTGGTGGAGAACTTGGTCAACAGCAAATGGACCACGTTTCTCGGCATGGAGGCTTTCTGCTGGGCGGCGGATTACGGTGATGTTCCCTACTACGGCTCGGCGAACCGGGTGGTTCAAGCCTGGACAGGCAACGCCGATAACGTCACTGTCGATTCTCCCGGTGGCACCCCCATCACGGCGCTAGTCCAGCAGGCCTACAACTACTATGGCACGCCAGCGAACAATAAGCAGGTTGGCCTATATCGCCCTAATTTTCTGACCAGCCGTGAAGTCACCTGGAAGGGATCCATCCGCTACGACTTCGACTTCTTCACGCCGCTGCTGCAGGTCAACCCGGCAAGCCCTGACTTCCCTTATTGGGATGTCGCCATCTGGGACCAAGCCAAGTGGGCGGGCGGCCTGCACGCACAAAAACAATGGGCCTCTGCTGAGGGGATGGGTTTTGCGGGGTCGCTCTCCATGGCTACGAAGTCCGATGGCGAGGTTGTGTGGGTGAATAGTGACTACACCGTGACTTCAGGAGGGATACTCTGATGGCTACTCCTGTCGTACCCGATTTCGGCCAATTGGCGGCAACGCAGAAGACCGCGAACGATGCGGCGACCAACCAGACCAACCTCGCCAACCGCCCGAACCAGTACAACCCACTGGGGTCCACGACCTACACGATGAACCCGGACGGGACGTGGGGCACCAACACATCGCTGAGTGCCCCGGCCCAAGGCCTGTTCGATGCTTCCCTCTCTGGCCAGCAGAACCTCGCAGGGCAGCTTGGTCAGGGCCTGGACTACTCCTCTCTCGGCGGGATGCCGCAGGTCGGTGGCTACAACCAACAAGTCATCAACTCGTGGAATGCATTGCAGGAGCCGGGGCTGGCACGACAGGACGAAGCGGCTCGTGCTCGGGCAGCAGCGATGGGGCTCACCATCGGTAGCGACCCGTGGTCTTCCATCGAGTCCTCCCTCAGCGCGGGGCGTACCGATGCGGGCAACAAGGCCATCCTGGCAGGCTATACCCAGGGCAATACCGAGTTCAATCAGGCGCTTGCTGCGAGGCAGCAGGGTGCGGGTGAGCTTCAGAACCGCTATGACGCGGCAAGGACAGGCTCGACAGCGTTGGGTGGTATC